ACGGCTGAACGCTCCCAGTGCGCTGGCCGAGTCCAAGTACAGTGCGGCGTCGGCTGCTGTTGACTTGACAGAGACGATCTGTTGCGCGCTGCCATAAACGTCCAGAGACACCGTCGGCGTACGACCGATACCGACGTTCCCATAGAACCGGGACAGCCCAGTCGTGGAGATGGTGAACTCGTCCGTGACCGCCGCGCCGGCGATGCGCTGTATCTTGAACTCACCACCGCTGTCAACGTCGTGAACCGCACGAGCGTCACCACCAGCTGTGTCACTGAACGCTGCGAAGTACGCCCCGTCTGCCAGGCTCTGACCGCCGGCCAGGGCGACGTAGCTGTTCGACACGGCCGAGCGAATCTCACCATTTGCTTGCAGCCTCACGATCGCGAACTCTGGCACGGACCCGACGTCCACGTCCTGGTCCATCGCCTCGGCGTATGCGTATGGCGCGGCACTGAGGTGGTACCGCTCAGTGGCGGACCCACCCTGCAGCCCGGTCAGGTCGTTGTTGTGGTTCACGGTCAAGGTCGTGACGTCCACCTGGAGGTCATACACACCACCGACCATCACCCACTTTAGTCCGTTACCAACCGTTGCTACCGCGTACTCACGGCCGCCGCTCTCGGAGGTCTTGCGCATGATGGTGCCGGCCGCGCCAATCGTTGGAATGACGGCGCGGTTCGCCAGCTCGCGCATGTATATCGAGGAATAGTCTACAGCCATTATGCCTCCGTCTCGAACACGCGGACAAACATCTCGCCAAGTGAGTTAGCCTGCACGATGGACGTGAAGTCCACTGGACTTCCCACGCCCGTAGTCGCCAGTGAGATTGAGATCTTGCCGCCGCCCTCGTCGTTTACGATGCATGTCCACTGCGTGTACACGTCGCCCTCACGGTTCGAGATGAGCCAGCCATTCATCAGTTGGTTCTCACCCCAATACACCCTGACCAGGCGCAGGTTGGTGTAGAGACCGGTCGACACCTCGGTCGTCCAGGAGTATGGTGGGAAGTGCAGTATCTCTGTCTGAAGAGCCGTGGCCAAGATCTCCTCCGAAGTGTAGCCGGCGCCGGTGTAGTATTGGTCGTACACGGCGTCGCTGATTTGGTCCAGGGTCCACCGCACGCTTCCCTTGTCTTGCTTCTCCAGGGAGCGGTGCCTGATGCGGAACGGTGAGTCGATGGCGTACTCCGGGTGGATGATGCGAACCACCTCACCAGGCAGGTGCTTGAGGTACTGGAGGCCAACGCGACCGGTGACAGTCGTGCGTGGGAACGACTCCTCACGCAGTATCTCGTAGAGACGCTTCGCGGCAGTCAGTGGTTCGCGGTGCAGGGTCAGGTCTATTGCGCCCTTCCTGGTCGAGCCTGTCAGGAACTCGTTGGACTGGTTGTACACCGACAAGGCGACGTCCCTGGCTACGTCACGACGACCGGTGACCGCGAACGTCTCGTCAGCTGGTGAGTACTCGATCTCGTACGCCTGGGTCGTCTTCGCATCCAGGCGGTTGAGTGTCTCGTCCCAGCTCTGCATGGTCATCTTGAAGTCCAGGAAGTCCTCATTGGTCAGTGTGTCCTTGACCGCCAGGCCGTCCTGTGAGTAGAGTGCCAGGAGCTGGAACTTGCCCTGGTCGTTCAGGATGAGCTGGCAGCCGTAGTTGACCTGGATCTGGTCGATGGCTTTGCGCACGGCGTCCATCTTCTTGATCTGAAGGTTCACGCCGTAGTGCTGGTCGAAGAAGTAGTCGGCGGCTGCCTGGAAGCTGACCAGGTCGATGTCGTCCGGGTCGATGGCGAGGCCGTAGAGCGTGCTCGTCATCAAGGCGTACAGCACCGCGGCCGGGTTGTCGCCGTAGTCTACGTCAAACGTAGTCGGGACGGTGAAGGTCTGCGTGACCTTCCAGTTCGAGAACGGTGACACGTTGGCCAGGTTGCTGCGGACCACGACCTTGAAGTCATCAGGCGGCGCCTCGTTCTGCAGGTCCTTGTCCTCCAGCATATCGTCGGTCCAGAAGTCCGAGGCGTACGTCAGGCTGAAGTGCGCGAGGCCTTTGAGCGGCGGCACCACGTAGTTGACAATCGGGTGGTACACGCTGCGGTTCGCTGTCAACCACTCGTCAGACGGACGGTCGATGTCAGCGATGGCAACCGTCGGGTCTCCGTCGTAGTACGTGTGCACCTGGTCAGTGAACTGGGTGACGTTGCCCAGGAACGTGGTGAACTGGTTGCTCACACCGAACATGTCCACGGGCCCGTGGCACACGACATACCACATGCGCTTGATCTCACCACCGCCTCCGCCAGCACCGAACGCGACGAGTTTCGGACTGACCTGCTGCGTGCCGAAGACAATAGGGACCGCGTCGCCCTCACCAGTGGGGTCGTCCTTCAGGACACCCTAGATGGGGCTGACGTATCTCCTGTCCCAATAGATTCCTGACATAGTTGCTCCTCAGATAACCGCTGACGATGGTTCAAAGTTCGGCATGTACGGGAACCCGGAAAAGTGCACCACGTTGTTGAACCGTGACGAGCAGTGGTTCACCGACTTGTTGCATCCTGGCCAGAGGTAGAGGAGGGTACCCACTTCAATGGTTCCCTCTGGGAAGGCGTACTGCATCGTGATCTTGATGTTGCCGCCGGCGTACAGACCGGCGCCACTGATGTCACGGTAGTGTCCGTTGAACATCACGGTGCCACCAATCAAGTACGCGTCTGGCTTGTCAGTCAGAGTCTCACCGAATGAGTCTGCGAACCCGTCAGACAACACCAGCTGCCGCGGCTCCAGGTCAGGGAGTTCGTCACTGGTGTAGACAATGCTGCCGCCCAGGCGATAGTCATTCGCGGACAAGGTGCAGTTGACGTCGAACAGGGCATTGTTGCATGGTCCCTGGTACCTGGTCTTCGGCACGGCCTCCTTGACCAGGGTCGCGCCCCGGTTCTGGAAGGAGGCACTGCACTTGTAGTCCGCAATCGAGTACTCACGCAGCGTGCCGTAGAACAGTTGCTGCGTCTCACCAGTGTCCAGTATCTTCGCGGTGATGGTCAGGCGCACGTCGCTGACCGGTACACGGTCCACGAATATCGAGAACGCCTCGTCGGTCGGACCACTGACTCGGCAGCTGACAGCCATGGACGAGAACTGCGACTCGATGTTGCCGCGCTGAATGACCTTCGAGTAGTACGTGATGCCGTCATGCACCACGTTCTCGTTGTGCGACGTGTAGTAGTACGTGACGCCAGACTTCGACATCTCGTACAGCTCTGCGATGTTTCCGATCTGAGTGTCAGATGCCAGTCGCTCGTAGAAGTTCATGACTCCGCCTCTCCAACCGAGTACTCACGTATCAGTTCACGTAGGTTGACGTCAACCTGGCTCACGTGCGCGGTCTCGTACTTCATGTTTAGTCCGTCCTTGTCGAACCTGGCCAGTAGGAACCGGCCGAACCAGGCGACCTGGGAGACCAGGACGTCGCGCTGCAGCACCGTGGCCAGGTACAGGAGCTCAGTGTTCGCGGGCCCGACGGCGACACTAGTCACGTGCCTGGTGATAAGATCACCGTCATGCGTCAGGATGAAGATGCGCTCGTTGCCCTGGTACGCGTCGAAGCACCCGGCATTATCAATGACCAGGTGGTCGTCATACATGACGGCGTCGTATGACAAGGTGTAGAGTTCCTTCCAGGCCGGCACCCAGAACCGCTGCGTCCGTCCGCGACGTGCCTCAAACCACTCCAGCAGCTCCTTCTCCTCGGCCTTGTTCACGTTCGTGTAGCGGTAGCGCAGGGAGTATGGCAGCAGGTCGTTGAGACTGGTGATCTCCACGGTCGTCGCACCGTCCTGGTGGATGACACGGTTCAGGTCGAACTCGCGCTTTGGTGGTGACGCCCAGTTCGGCTTGCGCATCCACCTCAGCTGCGTACGTGAGAGGTCCTGGACGTCGTTGCTCATGGTATCTCCTGCAGCGTCAGTTCAAAGTCAGTCAGGCGACCGGTGATGTCAGTCATCTTCTCGCCTCTCAGCAGCCCGGTGAACGCTGGGAATCCAACCGTGTTCTCGAACGTCAGATTCTCAGTGATCTGCTCGGTCAGCAATACCTGGTTCGGGCCCACGTTCGTCAGCTCGGCCACCTGACCAACCTCCTCGTCTCGGTCCAGCACGAAGAAGAATGAGGCGTGGTTGTTCAGGTACCAGTAGTTGGACAGGTCGGTCGTGGTTGGCAGTGTCGTCTGGCCCACCATCGAACCCGTCCCGGAGAACTCCACTGGCTCCACGTACAGCGGGCAGTAGAACGGCGTGCCGTGTCGCAGCCGCAGCCAGTTCTCGATGCGCGCATGGTACACGTGATGCGAAATGAGAACCTTCTCAGTTATGAGCGGCCGGCTCATCAGCGACGCACGGTACTCCTTGTTCTCGTCGCTCTCAGTGACGGACGACATCTGCTCGTACTCGACACTGACTTCCTTGCGCCAGTCCGGCATGAACAGCACGTACCTGGTCGCGTTCAACGGAATATCGAGCTCGGGCGCAATGCCTTTGTACCAGCCGTCGCCGTATGCGCATTCTCCATAGGTGTCGAACTCGGCCATCAGCCAGCCTCCTTCAGTGACTCGTAGTATCGGTCACGGCCGTACGTCCCGCGGTACTTCTTCGTCACACCCTCCACGTCCAGGCGTCCCTCCTCTGGCTTCAGGGTGATGCGGTAGCCAGGGTCGTACGTATTCTCCTGGATGCTGCCGACGACCGTCGGGTCTATCCAGCAGGCCAGGACGTCGCCTGCCATCCAGCCGCCACGGATAATGACGTTCTTGTGGTCAGGCAGGCAGCCGCACTCACGGCCGGTGTGCACGTACTCCTGGTCGATGACGTGGTCCATGTCGTGTTGTGTGTACCTAGTGAACTCCGTGAAGTCCTCGCCACGCACGTTGCCCTTGAAGTCCTGGACCTTGAAGTCGAAGCCTCGGGCAGTCCACATCGCCCTGGCCATCTCGATCTCCTCACGTTGGTCAGTGAACAGCAGCTCCTTGATGTAGACCGGCACGCCCTGGTCGCGGACCCACTCCGCCGTCTCCTCGAACCGACGTAGCAGGTCGTGGTTGTTCACTATCATCTTGCGATGGAACGTGAGGCCGACGCGCTTGTACCTGGCCGGGTCCTGCAGCAGCCGCTCGTACGCGTCGCGCTCGCCCAGGCCGTTGGTCAGGAGGTCGACGCGCTCAACCGTCGCTGTCCTCAGGAGTGCCTGGACGTAGGCGGAGTTCAGGGTCGTGGACGGCTCCCCACCGTGCAGGTGCATCACGATCTCCTCCGCGTCGACCAGGTGCGTGTCACGCCAGTCCACGTACTCCTGCATCGTGAACCCAGGTCCGCCGTAGTTTCCCTCGATGTACTCGTGCGTGTGAAAGCAGTAGTTACACCGCAGGTTGCAGTCGAAGAAGATCGGATATTGAACGTAGTATCTCATGTGGCCGACTCATACCAGAAGTGTCCGCACACCCATTTCGTGTTGCCGTTGCCCCACACGTCACCCGCCACCTTCGAGCCATTGTTGTTGAGGAGTGCCTTGGGGCCCGCGACGTTGATCACGACCGACGTGTTCAGTCGCGTGCCTCCTCCGCCAATCTCGCCGGCCGCTATGCGCGCCGTCACCGCGTCCTGGTTCGGCGCGAATGGAATGTCGAACTCCGTGGCGACGAGGTTGCCCGTGCCCGCGATGTCGAACTCCACGAACACCAGGCGTCCGACCTTCTTGTACCGGGCGGTGTTGGACGTGTACGCAGAGAACCCAGTCGAGTTGGTTGTGTACGCCTGCCAGATGGCTTTGTAGATGTCTCTGGTGCCGGACTCAAGGATGACGTCAGTGTTCTGAATCTTGATACCCGTGCCGCTCGAGTCCTGCAGACTTATCCCCGCCGCGCCACCAGCTCGGATGGCATACCCGTTCGAGATCTCAATGTAGCTGTCGTCACGACGTATCCGCAGCATGTAAAACCCGTCACACGCCAACGTCATCCGGTGGTTCGTCGGGTTGTACTCGATGTATCCGTCGAGTTGTTTCGACGGGTTGCTCCAGATGATTCGTCCGACGTTAGTGGCGGGCGTCAGGAACTCGAGTGAGGCGGTTCCGTCACTCTCCAGTACAAGTATGGATGACGACTGTGCCGCGATCGTCCCGGCGGTGGCCTTGAAGATGTGCAAGAGCGCATCTGGGTCCGCGGTCGCGAGTCCCTGGCCGATGACGATGTTACCGGCGGCGTCGGCGTGAATAGCGGGGTCAGGACTGCCGTCAGACGCGACGAGTTTAGAGTGCTTGTGCTCGTTCACCACTAGCGTCTGCGACTGCTCCGGCAACTTGTCGATGATGGCCTTGAACAGGTCGAGCTCGCGGCTGCTCCAGTTGGAGGGTTCCGCGATGCTGTTCAGTTCGTACCCGCGATAGTCTTGTGGCATGTGCGTTTCTCCTTAGCCTATGATCTGCCGGACTTCATAACCGCGTTCTTGTATGACGTTGAGGACGGCCTTCTGACCTTCCGGCGTGTCCAGGTATTTCTCCAGCAGCCGGTCGTCCAGGAAGTTCACTACGTTGACAGTTGGCTGGTCACCGCCTTCAGCACCAGGCAACACCAGGCCTCCCTCCTGGAACCGCTTTGTCGGAGGCGAGAACGGTGTCAGGCCTCCCATACCAGAGAACACACCGCGTGGGATGCGACGCTGCCGCATCGCCTCGTAGACGCCGGCACCGTAGTACGCAACTGACTTGGCCGGCGCGACGAACTCGCCCTTGGACACGTATGCCGGCACGTCGTCTGCGGTTCCGGTCGTGCCCTGACGAATCAATCCGCCTTGGGCGGCACCAGGGAACTCCTGCCTGGAGATCTGCGCAATCTGGATTCCGGTCAGGACCGCCGTGAGACCTGCCATGATGGCTCCGACGATTGGCCCGTAGTCTGCGAATCCCTTCAGGATTGCCTGCGCCGCGTTGATGATGGCCAGGGCGATGTTGGCGCGCTTCTGCTTCTCCCAGAGTTCCTTGGCCTTCTTGTATCCTTCCTTCTCCAGCTGCTGCTTCTTCTTTTGGATCTGCTCCTCGCTCGCACCTTCCTTCCGCATGTTGGACAAAATGGTCTCGATGCGATTGCGCTCGTCCGCCATCTCCTTCTGATATGCCGCGGCGTATATCTGCTGTATCTGGCCGACTATTGCGGACGCCGCGCTGAGCCAGTTGTTCAACGACTCCTGCCGCTGCTGGTCAGCCATCTGCTCCTGTTCAATGCGGTGCAGTGCGTGGGCTGCTGCGATCTCATCCTTGGCAGCCTCGTGCTCTTCCAGCAGTGCGATCTCCTCTGACTGCCTCTGCCGCAGTGCGGCCAGCTCTGCCTCATGACGTTCCTGCAGTGACGCTGTGCCGCCGGCCACACGCTGGCCGATGCTGATGAGAATCTCCTCGCGCTTGGCTGCCTGTTCCGCCAGCTCCTCGTTCTGCTTGGCCAGGGCCTCGACTTCCTGCTGACTCAGCTTGACGTTCTCCGCCTTGGCCTCATTCAGCTTAGCCAGGATCTGCGCGTTGATTTGGCGCTTCTCGTTTTCGTCCTCAGTCAGCTGGTATATCTGCTGGAGGTACTTGATCTCCATGTCTGCGAACGCCGTCACCATCGCTCGCTTCGAGCCGTAATACTCCTCGGCCGAGACCAGGCCTTGCTTGTACGCGGCGTCCAGTTCTGCGAATGCTACCTTGGCTTGTGACGCGACGGTCCGCATCTCGGCAGCCAGGGCGGCCGCGGGCCCAGTACCAGCACCTTCGCCACCGAGGTCCGGGCCAGTCAGGTCTGGTCCCTCTTGCTGTTGCTTCTGCAGCTGCTCCAGTGTCTTTATCCAGGCGGGTGCCTCGATCTTTTGCTGGCCGGCGCCGCTGAACGTCTTGCCGATGTCCTCAACGCGTTTTTCAATCGCCTCCTGGATGGCGACCCACTCGTAGCCCAGCGTCTTCATCTGGTGAGCTGCCTCGCGGAAGTTACCAGTGATGAGACTGAATGATGCTCTGGCCAAACGGTGCACGGCCTCGATGGCGAGGATAACGTAGTCAACGATGGTGTTGACTATCCCAAGGACGATGCGCAATGTGCCAACCACGACCCGGATTCCGGATGACAGGTCAGTGATTGACGCCTTGGCCCCCTCCGCGTTGCCGGCGAACAACAGGAACTGGTGCTGTAGCTCCTGGACCGCCGACATAATGGCTGGCCCAAAGGCTAGGATGAGATTGTCACGTACCAGGGCAATCGCGTTGGTCAGGAGCTTCGCCTGGACCGCAGGTGACTTCAGCATCTCGGAGAAGGCTGCACCCATCGCACCAGAGGAGTCGTTGATTTCGTCCAGGATGCTCTTGAACTCCTCCATCCGTTGCGACAGACCCAGGACACCTCGGGCGGCGCGAATGTCCGGGATGACCTTCTGCATCCCCTCCAGGTCGAGCTGCGCGTCAGCGATCGCCTGCATAGTCGGGATGAGACCGTTCCAGGTGATGCCGAGCCGGTCCATCTCGGCGCGTGCTTCCTTGGTTGGTGCAGCCAGTTTCGTCAGGCCGGCGCGAATAGACGTCGCTGCGATGGCGACCGGGAAACCGCCCTTGGTGAGGGTGGCCATTGCCGCAGATACTTCCTCGAGACTGACGCCGGCTGCACGGGCAATAGGTAGAATGGCGCCCAGGTTCTGCGCCAGGTCTGGGAAGGTCAAGACACCCTTCTTGACCGTCCGGAACATGATGTCGTACACGCGGTCCAGCTCGGTGATGCTGAGGCTGTACGCGTTGATCGCGGCTATCCCGGCACGTGCCGCCGTCTGTGTGTCGGTGACACCTGCCGTGGCAGCCTGTGCTGACCGATAGAGGACGGCCAGTGCCTGGTCCGCCTCAACACCCGCGGACACGATGTCATACAAAGCGTTCGCCAATTCCTGGGAGGTCTGCGGCAGCTGTGACGTCATCTGCCTGACCGAGTCCCTCATCTGAATGAACTGCTTCTCAGACAGGTCCATCAGCGTGTTGACCTCACGCATCTTGTTCTCAAACTGCGCGAACGCCTGGAAGGAGCGACGTGCCACAATGACGAACCCAGCAGTCGCAGCCGTGACTGCGAGCCAGTTCTTCTTGAGACCATCCAAGGCACCACCGGCACGCTGCGCGAATCCCTTTGTCGACTTCTCCGCTACCCCCATCTTATTCTTGAGGTCGGTGATGTCGGCACGCAGCTGGATAATCAACTGGGCAATGTCAGCCTGTGGCATGTCACTTTCCCTTCGCTATTTTCGCTAGCTCAGCGATCTTGTCTTTCGGACTGGCTTCAGAGGGAGAACCTCCTCCCCGAAGTTTATCTGGCGCATGGAGGGCGGTCGCAGTGCGCAGAGCCTCGGTTTGGAGATTCTCCTGTGCAGCCATGAAGTACGTCTCCACCTTATCGATGCTGTACTCATACAACACGTCGTGTTCAGAATGACCACGAGCTATGAGGGCTTCGACGGCCCGGACGAGTTCCCACTCGACATCGAGAGGGCGAGTCCCTGGAGTACCTCGCTCGCCGGGCCCAACAAGTTTTTTAGGTGGTTGATGTTCTGACGCATGATGGTCAGGGCAATTATCGTCGCGTCACCAAAAGGAATCTGACCCGCCTCCTCCGTATCCACCCCCAAGGTCACCGCAATGAACCGTGACAGGCGAGGAGCAATCGCCTTCACTACTGCCATCGGGTTCTCCTGGAACTGGTCCATCGTCAGACCAGCCACGACCAGTTCCCTGGCCGTCGCATCAATGTCCTCTGCCAACTCGACTGCCTGGGCGAGAGTCCACGGCCGTATCACGTGGCCACAGACCTCCTGCTCAGGTATCAGTGTTGTCACATCTGCCTTCTTACCCTTGTTCATCACACGCCCTCCAGTGAGTTACGATGACTACGAAGCGGCTGCTTCGTTGGTCGTCTTGTCGTACAGCACGAACCACGGCTCACTTGCGTGACCCGCAGCGTCCTTGAGCACTTCCATCTCGAACGGAATCTGGCCCCACTCCTCCGTGATCCACGGGATGTCGCCGGACGGCTTGATCTTCACCTTCCAGATCTCCATCTCGTACGTCGGACCAACAGCAGGAGCACCCACGAAGCGAAGGTAGCCCTCGATGGTGCTGTCGCTCAGTGCACTCACCTTCGGGTATTCCGTTGCGTCGTGGTTGTAGTCGACCAGTAGCGCCTGGCCTTCACTGATGCCGCCGCCAACGGTGGCCATGATACGGCCAATCGCGGTGTCGACTGTGAAGTCGGTGCCTTCCACGTACGTCACCGTGCCGGTCTGATCCGTCACGTTCACCGAGTGGACATTGCGCTTGGTCAACTCTGACCACTTGCCCAACCTTCCGGTGATGGGCTCGTTGGTCTGGTGACCGGTCGACTGCGTGTAGCTGGCCTCTCCTCCATCGTTCATCAGCGCGAGCTTCAGGTTCTCCCTGGAGTACTCGTCCAGGGTGAATGAACCAGTGAAACCAATGGAGGTATCGACACTCTTGTCCTTCTCCCTGATGCCGCTCATCGACTCGTAGTGATCGAGAGACTCGATCGCCGGAGTCAGGGTGAACGCGGGAGTATTCCCGAGGTCGATTTCGCCCGTCCGATTCCCATCAGAGTCGAGGCGGTCGAAGTAGACCTTGCCTTTTCCCAAGATGTAGTTGTCGGTGTCGGGACCGAAACGTGACATAAAGTCACCCCCTAGTAGTTAAGTTGAGTGAACGGGTCGGCGTACTTGGTCAGGTAGCGGATCTCCAACCGCATGGTCAGTCCACCCAGGCCAAGAATTGAGTCGTCTTCCTCGTCCTCTAGAATGACGTAGAACTTGTCCGCACCAATCTCTCTGGTTACAGCGCGCAGCGCACGCAGGGAGCTTGCGTCGCCGTACAGCCGTTCCTTGATCTTACCGCGAAGGTTCTCCGCCTGCTTGTTGTAGTCTCTTCCTTCACACCATATCGCTATGCTCGCTGAGATCGTACCGGCCTCCAACCGGCTACGGGCTTCGATGTATTCTGTGTCATCCCACACGAATGCCAGTGGGTACTTGGCAGTGTCCTGGTCGATGACCGCAGGTGGTCTTCCCTCAACCATCTCCGGGTCGAAGTCCGTGACCGACTTCACGTCAGTCACCAGTGCTTCCATGATTTGGATCTTGATTGTGTCAGCCACGTTGCAACTCCGTGATGATGTCTATGGGTATCTGCCGTTTGACTTGTTTGACCTTCTGCCTCGGGTCCACCCGAGCCTTGATGACCACCTTCTTCTTCAGTACGAACAACGGGACCAGGTTGCCGAACGTCTGGCCGGCACTCTTGCCCTTCTGCCGCACACGGCGACCCATGATTAGCAGGTTGCCGCTCCTGGACTTCATCACAAACGTGTCACCGAACACACCGCTGCGTGCGCTTCCCCTGGCCACACCAGCCTTAGTCTTGGCTGCGTCCAACGGGATGGTCAGGTAGCGCACGTTCTTCGGGCGGATGACGGTCTTCCGTCCACGCCTCCCAATGTGCACCCTGGCGTACGCCGTGCCAGCCGTGACGCCAGCCTCGACTCCAGTGGACGTGACCACCGCTCGCTTCGCCTTGACGTTCTGCCGCAGCTTGCCGCTTCTGACCGACACCGACTTGGACGACGTGGGCCCGGACAAGTCCTCAGTTCGTATGCGACTGACCAGGAGGACAACGGCCAGGTTGAACGACTTCTTGGTGGCACGAATGACCTTCGCCCTGCTGTACTTCCGCAGCAGCTTCTCGACCTCCTTCTTGCCAAGTACATTGAAGCTAAGCACCCTGCACGTCCTCCAGTGAAAGTGCTGAGTCATCCGGCGTCACCGGCTCCAGGTAGTTGTTGTCCTTCAACCACTCGGCTGCCGCGATACCGATAGTGTACTCCCGGCCGCTCGCCATCGTCACCTGGACGAACGTGCCGCCAGTGTCCAGCGTCCTGAGGAGATCTTGCTCCTCGTCCTCGGTCAAGACTGTCGGGTCCGCCATCAGTCGTTCTCCAGTAGGTGTGACGTAAGCATCCGCACGTCCTTTTGCGTCTGCTCCGCGGTCTTCAGGATGGTGGCACGCTGTTCCTTCGCTTCGTCCAGGCGTGTCTCCACCAGTTTGTGCTTCTCCTGGCACAGATCCTTACGTACGTACTTCCCGTTGCCAGAGTTGTCACTTGTCTTGGTGCCGACCAGCTTCAATATCAGCTGCGCCCCCTCACGCACCACGATTCCAAACAGCGTCGCGATGAGTGCGATGATTGCAGCCGTGACTGGGTTGATGCCTTCCACCGTCTACCTCCATCAGAGCGTGTAGTATTTGTGACGGTCAATGGCTATCTGCACGTCAGACAACCACTCGGCCACCTCCATCTTCGACAGCGTGCCATCCGGTGCAGTTACCGACACCAGGCCAAGGTCCTGGCGCCGACTGAACTCGTAGGCACACTGCTTCATCAGCGGCCGCTTCAGTGCGGCCGGCATGTCACCCGCGTCCTCGATGTCGTCGTTGTCCATGTAGTCCACGGCGATGGCGAGCACATCGTCAATGATGCTGGTCAGCACCGCGTCGTAGCCGCTGATGCTGTTCAGCTTCTGAAGGTAGTTGGCCTTCAACTCGGCAACCGTGATTGACACGCTCATGTCACCACTCCTTCCTCAATCATCCAGCGGGCCCGCGCGTCATACGAGTGCTTGCGCTGGACCTGGTGGCAGCCGTTCGCCGCGATGGCCTCACGCTCGTGCGGGTGTGTGAGATAGTAGTCGATCTTCTTCAGGCACTCGTCAACGCTGCGGTAGACGTCCAGGTGGACACCAGGCGTGAACATGTTCAGCAGGTTGTCCGTTGGATTCGTCAGCAGGAACGTGCCGGCGCCCATGGTCTCATATGTTCGGTAGTTGAGGTCGACGCTGTAGTTGCGATTCAGGTGGATGCGGTAGCTGCGAACGGCCTCGACCATCGCGTCGCCCAGGACGCGGATGTCGGTCTGTATACGGGCCCGTTTCGCGACCTTCTCGTAGAACGGCCGGCGACCTGTCACCCAGGAGCCGCAGAAACCCACGTCGTGCCGCTTCTCGCCGCGTCTGACAGGCTGTATCAGGTCGGACGGGTAGGCGTTAGGGCACCAGCGCGCCTGGCGACCTGGGCCCTTCAGCGCATTCACGTGCGCGGCTACCGAACACAGGACCATGCTGAACTTGTAGGCGTCACACTCCTGGACGTGACGGTTCATCGCGACGTGACTGTCGACGCACCAGAACACCCGGGGCCCGTGGAAGTGACGCAGCGTCCGCGGCAGCCACTTCGTCATCCCGTAGTTCTCGACAACCAGGACAGTCGTGGCTGCCGCCAGGAGCTCGTTGAACGCGGCGAACGACTCGTACCCAAGGCCGGTGACCTGGTTCGGGATGCCCTGCCTGGTGAACGCACGTGACAAGCACTCGCACTCGCGGTACTCACGGTTCTCAGGGTGCTTCCCACGGCTTTGGATTATCAGGAGCATCGTATCTCCGTGACGTCAGGTAGCTGTTCAATCAGCAGTGTCATTGGTCCAAACATTCGGTTGATTGCGACACGGTTCGTCGCGGTCAGTTGTTCCTTCCAGTTGCTCGCTCGAGGCGCGAACTCGAACGGCTTGTCCTGACCCACCCACTCCTGCATGCGCTGGCGAACCGCCGGCTTGCTCAGTGCCTCATACCGCACGAACATAATGTCGTAGTTGCGCGGGTGATGTGTGAGCCAGCCCTTCAGATGCTCGTACAACATGTACGCGTCGTACTCGTCCTGGAGGTAGTCAACGACCGTCCACTCCTTGCGCTGCGCCAGGTACTTCACGTTGCCGCTGACGTGCTTGCAGTGTTCGTATGGTGCCTTCATGAATCCACGTCGGAAGAAGGACATCAGCTGGTTGCGTGGGTCCCCGAAGACGTACATGAACCGCTGCCTGCCGATATGCACAATCGGTGAGCGCGTGTGCGGACTCATGCGTGACTGGCTCCAGTACGGACGACCCCACTCCTCTATGGCGTAGGTTCCGACTCCTCCAGTCGAGAGCAGGTGCAGGTTGTTCATACCTTCTCCAGCACGTACGTCATCGGGTGCAGGTGCATCGCGCGTACACTTCCTTCCAAGTGGTCCATCGTGTCTACCATGTTCAACAGCAAGCTATCTATTGTCCACCGGTCGTTGCACTCCGTCTCCGGAATGTTCCGGCCGCGCCAGTTCCCGCGTTTCTGCTCGGACACCAGGCGGTCGCCCAGGTACGTGCATTTCATGTCCTCGAGCACGTAGATTCCACCTGACCGCACGTACTTCCAGAGGTGCTTGAACGAGGCGATCGTCAGGCGGTTGACGTGGCTGCCGTCGTCGATGATGATGTCGAACTTGCCGCCACCGGCGTCCACCGCGCGGTCCAGGTCCTCAGGCTTCTCCTGGTCGCCAATGACGATGCGCGCCTTCCTGTACTTGACGTCCGCACACCGCGCGTCGTAGTCAAACCCAACCACGGCTGCCGCCGGGTGCTCGAAGTAGTCCTCCCACACACGTATGCTGGCGCCGCGCTTGACCCCGATCTCGAGGATGGACACAGGCACGGACTTCCAGCGACAGAAGTATTGCTCGTAGATGTCCATATAGTTCCGTCCCTGGAACGTGTGATGAACGTCCACCTTGTCGGTGCCGTGCTTCTGCCCTAGCTGTTTCAGACCGGCCACTTCGGAACTCCCTGCACCGAGTACGCCTGGCCGACGAAGTTTGTCGGCGCCGTTCTCGGCACGCTGAACGGGTGGCCACCGCGACCAGGTGCGGTGCTTTCGTCATGTATGTACGTGCAGTCCTTCACGTGCGGCCACACCGCGTCGGCCAGCCACTCCTGGTCGCTGAACGGCAGGTGACCGACCCGCGGCTTGCTCTGGCTCATCGGCGTAGACAGGACGTGTTCCAGGCGCGCGTCGTAGCTCGCCCTCAGGTCAGGAACCAGTTCGTGCACGGCGTCCGGGACGCAGCCCCACATGCCGCCCATCAGCGGCGCCGTGTGGGAGCGGTGGTCCCGCATCACGTGTACTGGCTCGCCGGACTCCAGCCACTCGAACACACAGACCGTCTCGCGGTCGCTTGGCCGGCTGTCGGTGTCCCGGAACAGCACGTGGTCGACCTCCTCGTCGAACAGCGCATCCAGGCGCCAGTACAGACCCACTCGCCGCGGGTCTCCGTCCGGCTGGCCGATTCGCACCTCCCCACCGCGCTGTACGATCTCCGCGGCGAGACGCGTCAGACCAGGCGCCAGATAGAACCTGTACGTCCAGTCCGGGTAGTGGCGCTCACGCAGCACCAGGTTCGAGATGGCTCCACGGGTGTAGACCGGGTCCTTGCCCCAGACCGCAAACGCAATGATGTTCTTACCGCCTTGCATACCCAACCTCCTTAAGAGTCTTCGCAATTTCATTGGCGACGCCCTCCACTCGCTTGTAGCCAGCTGCCTGTGGCAGCTTCACCGTCTGCAGTCGTGTCCAGGTAGAGTCACGATGCTCCGGCTTCAACTGTCCGTTGTGCTCGTGCCTGATGTGCACGTCCGGCAGGTAGCGAAGGAGGCCGCACATCTGGCCAACCTGCTTCCACACTGTGTCTATCATGTCCGCTGCGAACGGCGCCATGAACTCGTGCCTGGTAGCGCGCACCAGTTTCCGGGACGTGACTAGGTGCACGCACATCTTCTCGTGCTGGATGTAGTCATCGTCACCGTATACGATGGCGACGCCTTCGTCCTCGTTCAGTGCGGCCAGGAACGCGGTGTCCCATCCTTGCGAGACGAACACCATATCGTCACCGAACATGCTGACTGCCCAGTTGTCTTGCCAGTGCTCGGTCTCGGCGTAGCACCGGTTGTAGAAGTACGCCAGGTGCGGAGCCTTGGTCTCCAGGTTCCAGATGATCTGGTAGCTGACCAGGTCGTCACACTCGGACTCTATGGCCGTGACTGTGTCCACGTCACCGATGTCAACCACGAACACCACGTGCAGCCGGCCAACGTCGTCCGCGGTCTCCTTCATGGACGACAGGAACTTTCGCAGCCGGTCTGGCCGCTTCCGAGTTGGCAGGAATATGTTGATTCCTTCAAGCATCGAGTGCGAACTCCTCTATACGTTTGAGGTACGGTCGCGTCACCAGGCCGTCCCACCCGTCCAACATCGCTCCCAGGTCGAGAGCCATGCCGCCGTGCTGCTTGACCAGGTGGCAGTATATCTTGCCAAGGCCACCAGCACCGACGATGAACAACCGCCCGGCCAGCGACCCTTGCGACTGAATCGTCTCGCAGATCTTGTGGTACCGCTGCGGATAGTGTGGTCCACCGGTCCAGGCGTCCACGAACTTCTGCAAGCCGCTGTTGGTGCGGTGCCACATGAAGTGCTCCGGCTGGATGAGTTCAGCACGGACGGTCTTCAGTTTCGGGAACCGCTCCTTCAGTTTCGCCGGCAGCCGGTCACGACACGTGATGATGTCCAGGTGCGTCCGCCTCTTAATGATCGTTTGGAACGTCGCCAACTGCCGCCACAGAGTGAAGATGTCATAGAAGTAGAACGTCGCTTTCTTCGGCATGTGCTTGTTCACGAACTTGTCGACGCCGTTCCACTTCGGATACCCGTACGCCTCACGGAAGCACGGGATGCCGAGGAAGTCGCACTGCCTGAACGACGCCAGTATGAGTTCCGCCAGTCCAACCAGCTCGGTGTGCTTCACGCTGGTGGCGTTGTCTTTGCCGAACCACCTGGTGAACTTGTCCATGAACTCGGTGTCGTTGTGAACGATGCCGGCCGCATACTTGCACACCTCGTACTCACCGTCACCGAACCGCAGCAGGCTGAACGGCTTGCCAGCCTCAACCGCGCGCAGCAAGCGGATGTTCAGTCTGTCGGGGGTGAGCCAGCTCAGTGCCATCACAGTCTCCAGGTGTCTATCTCGTTTTTGATGTGCGTGCGAGTTAGCTTGCCGGCCCACCCGTCGAACAGGCTGCCCACGTCCAAGGCAACTCCACCTCGTTCCTTCACCATCTTTGCGTATATCTTCCCTGCCCCGCCGGCGCCGATGAAGAACACCTGGCCAGGACGACAGTGCTGGTCCAGCCACCGCGGCATTGCGCTGAACAGTGTCGGCCAATGCTTCAACCCGTTCGCCATGTCCGGGCCCACCAGCGGCTTCAGCTGCGGCGGCAGGTAAAAGAACTCGATCTCCTTCAGTTCATGGCACGTCCGCCTCAGCTCCTTGCGGACGTCGCGACACGTGATGCAGCAGAGACGTTCGACACCCTGGATGAGCTTGGGTATCCAGCGTTGCCGCTGTATCCACAACACCGAGTCCATCCCACATATCTCCTGGCCGGAGTGCAACAGCTTCTCGGCGTGGATGATGCGGAGGACACTGCGCCAGTCCGAGTTGAGGTGCATGTGCCGTGTCTCCGGGACGCCGACCAGGTCGCAGTGCTTGACGCTGTCACGCACCTGGTCTGCGAACCGCTTCAGGTCCTCGTCGCTCATACCCTTGCAGCCGAACCACTTATCCAGGCGCTTCACGTAGCGGTCGCGTGGCGTCTCGTTCGGGTAGCCCAGGACGATGCCCTCACCGTCGCCGTACCTGGCGAACATGAACGGGTTTCCACGTTGCACGGCTTGCCGCATCTTGTTGTACGCACCTTCGTGGTTTATCACAGCCACCCCCTCACGGCCGTCATCACCTGGCCGACAGACAGCTGCTTCATGCACCGCGGGTCATCGCACTTCTCGAATGGCCCGACGTACTGACAGGGCACGCACTCCACGTTGGCACGCACTATCCGGTTGCGGTGGTTCACGGGCCCGTTCTTCGAGACCAGGCTGCCGCCGAACAACACCACCTGGTCGACGTCCACCGCGTCCGCTATGTGCATCAGGCCGGTGTCAGTCGTGACCAGGAGCTCGACCATCCACTGCAGCACCGCGGCCGTCTCCGTGATTGACAGCGCGCCGGTCAGGTCCAGATCCAGGTCGACGCCACGCAGCTCACGTGGTCCACCCACGCCGACGATACTGACACCGTATCGCTTTCGCAGCAGCTTGGCCAATGTGTTGAAGTGCGGCCAGCACTTGGGCCCACGCATCTTGGCGAACCCACCATTGCACAGGGCAACCCACCGGCTGCGCGCCTCGAAGACGTCCTTCAGGTTCGCCGGCACCTTGGCCAGGGGAACACGCTGCGGCGGCGTGTCACCGACGTACTCAAAGCACTGGCGCGCGATGTTCATGTAGTAGTCCATCTCGTGCATCAGTCCCTTGCGCCAGTTCACCTTGTGCCCGATGTTCGGGTTCTTCGCCTGGAACAGCTGGAGTGCTGCGGACCCTTCGCTGTGCCTGGAGTAAAACCACCTGGTGTACTTCCGTGGGTTCAGTGCCTCGGCCGGGTGACGAATGACCTTGCGCACGAACGGGCTTTCCTTTATGAGCTCCATGACCGCTGGTGTCCGGGAGTCCTCCCAGTCACTGTCCACGACCATGTCGATCTTGCCGCTGTCCTCTTGACTAGCTATCGCCTGAAGTGCTGGAGTCATCAGCACCCAGTTTCCGATTCCGTTTTTGAAGTAGGCGGCCGTGGAGGTCATATTCCTTCTTCTCCTTAGACCGCGACTTGCTTCGGGGTACGGGGACTTTCGTTGACCGTCTCACATTCGCCCTCCGTGAAGAATGGTGACAGGACCTCGCGCAGGTACATGTGGAAGCAGTACAGGTCCTCCATCAGGTACATCCTCAGGCCACGCCTCTTGCACTTGTCGTAGTAGTCCACGTCCACGTGGAAGAAGCTGTCTGTCTTGAAGCCGCCAACCATCTTCCAGGCAGCCTTGCTCGTCATCATGAAGAATCCACTGAACCGGCAGCCGCGCGTCTCGGTGTGGTCGCGTATGATACCTGCCCGCGTCTTCCACAGGTTCCTGGCGAACTCACGGTGATAGTTCATGTCGAAGTTCTCAGGGTCGACACCAGGAGCGACCTGTGTCTTGCAACCGATGCGATTCGTGAAGCAGGTGACCAGGCCGGCGCGGTCGCTCACACGGTCGATGGCGCGGCAGCAGATCTCATGCCACCGCGGGTTCATAATCATCACGTCGTAGTCCATGAGGATTGCCCAACCGTCCTCAGGCAGCCGCTCCATCTCGCGGTTGTACGCGCGGCCGATGCAACGCTCCTCCATGAACGGGACGATGACTGGCAGGTGGCGGTTCATTCGACCACCTCCTCGACGGCCTTCCAGAAGTCCGCCGGTGCACGTGACAGCTTGTCGCGCATGTCTTCGTCGTTGAACTCCCAACTGACGTGACCGACCTTCTCATTGACTATGGGCGTGCAGCCACACAGTCGTGACTCGAAGTATACACGCTCGCCTGCCCAGTCCTGCACCGGCTGGTGGAGCATGAACTCGCACCGGCTGTAGTGCTTGACCATCTCGTGCCTTGGGCACCGCTTGATGTACTCCACTCTTTGTGGCGGCAGCGGGATGGCACACTGGCCGATGATGAGGAGGTTGCGGTCCGGGTTCTGACCCAGGTACGTCTCCAGGTCGTGCGGGTTCATCTTCTGCGGCGTGGGAACGATTGTCAGACCACGCTCTCGCTTCATGCCGTGTGCCGGCTTGTACACGTCCACCTCGATGGCCAGGGGAAGCACGACCGACCTGGCAGTGCACTCGGCGCCCAAGGCCTTCTGATAGATACCCTGGTGCAGCGGCGAGATGAACACGACCAGGGCCGCGTCCCGGAACAGCGGCCGCGAGATATTGACACGCCTCAGCTCACGAAGGTCATGCTCGTACTTGACGTACGGTACACGCTTCTCATGCAGCAGCTGGCGGACCGTCGTCAGCTGAGACGGACTGAACTCGAAGAAGTTGTTGACGACAACCAGGTCTGCCTGGCCGAGCACCCTGGTGTCGAACAGGGAGGGAGTGACGCCCACGATGTCATAGCCGAGTTGTTCACCGACCTTGACTACCGCGTAGTTGCTGAGTTCAGCTCCGCCGACCTTCTTGAAGTCCTGTATCCAGGCCACTCGTCGGCCGGCGGAGTTGGGATTGAATCCAGTCGTTCGCTTCAGATACTCTGGTGCGTGGGCCGGTGGTACAGACGGGGTGCGAGCCGCGGCCGCAGATGGCGAACCAGCTTGGTCCGCGCGCGTGAGTGAGGACTGCTGCTCGTCACCATTCTCTGTATCGAACTCCACCAGACCCAGTGAGGCCAGCTCATGGGCTTTGGACTCGTCCTCAAAGAGGAAGTCACCGTAGTGCCTCTTGAGGTCTTCGTCTATGACACGACATCGTATGAATCCTCCACCCATGGAGCCGCCCCCTCCGTGTGCACTACTCCTTACGAAGTAGCATCGTTGAGTATCGCAAACGCCTTCGGCACCGCCGGCTTTCCGTCCATCCGTGCGACGAAGCGGATACCCGTCTCGTCGTACTCGAACCGCGAGTGGATGGAGGTGTCGATGGTCAAGGCCTGACGCGGCGTCCACAGGTACATGGACAGGTCGCCGAGAATCAGGTCACCCTGGCTGCCGAGTGCCGGAACGTTCCGGGTCCGCATGACAGGGTAGCTGACCATTGATGGCGGATGCAAAGGCTGCCCACTGAACACCGCGTAGTCGGCCATGAAGATCGGCCGCTGGTTGTTGTCACGCAGTGCCATGAGCGTGTTCTGCGTCGTCTTCCTGCACATCCAGGTGAGGTCCGTGAAGTTCTCATCCAGTGCGTTGTCCAGGTTGACTACGTCAGGGTACGAGATGGTGCCCGCAGCCGTCCGAGCGATGATGTTCACGCTCGGGTCGTTCACGATTCCCATCGGCTGGCCCGTGCCGCTGCCGGCGATGATGACTCTCTCCATCTCATACTGGAATGCTCTGGTGAACAGGCCAGTGATGTAGTTGGTGATGTTGATCATCGAGTCGGCAATCAGCTCGTCGGTCAGGTAACACAGCCCGATGAGCTTCTGCGCGGTGAAGGTCAGCTGCTGGAACTGCGGCTTCGTCTTGGTCTTCAGCTCGGCCTCGTCCTTCCAGTACAGCGTGATGCCGCCGAAGTACGAACCTGCCGCCTGTACCAGCCGCGGGATCTTCAGCACGTTGCTCGACATCGGCAACTGCCAGACCCGCGAGAGAATCGGTGACTGCTGCGTGGCGAACTCGATGACGGTCGCAGCATACTCGACCGGCACCAGCACTCCGCCGTCCGCGGCAACACCTTCGGACATCCCAGCAGCCTTGTACTCCTCCAGGCACGTCTCGTTGTAGTCCTTGAGATTGATGCCGGCAGCAACCATCTCGTGCGGCTGGAACCTGCACTTCATGATGGTCACGAAGTCCTGCACCTGCTTGGAGAGCCTCAGCCACGGTCCGCCGGCGTGAAGCAACTGCTTGGCCATCAAGATGCTGTTGGCCTTGATACCGGCGCGCCCGTTGAAGCGGTACGACTTGTTGAAGAATGAGCAGTCGACGACACTGTCGCCAATGCCCTGGAGACACTCGTCACCCAGCGAGCTCGTCGGGAAGACGGACTTCTGCCCGGCCTCTTTGATCTCTGCCTTCAGCTCTGCAATCTGCTCGGCCGTCTGTCCCTTCACGGCCTCCACGCAGATCGACTTCAGATCGTCAACAGAGATCTCCTGCGGTTCGTCGGTGGCGACGGGGGTTCCCTGGTCTTTGTCCTTGGGGTCCATTTACTCAACCCGTCCTTTGGCTCGGTCGAGCTCGGTCTTGACCGCGGAGCTTGCTGCTGTCCCCACGGCCTCCACCAGCTCGGCACGTGATTTGATACCAGCAACCTTCACACCGGTCTTCGGTGCTGGTGCTGATGGCTTTTTGTCCACCAGGACGAAGTCCTTGCCCTTGAACTTGGGCTTGTCCTCCGCCTCTGGCTCCTCTGTCGGCGCCGGCGGTTGTTCTGCATCCGGTTCGTCCTCGCCGTCAGGCGTGGTCTCCGGTTCCTCCTCAGATGCAGGCGGCTCCTCCACAGGAGTCGAGGATGGCTCCTCTGCCGGTGGTTCTTCACCAGGTTCCTGGGAGGCCGGCGGCTCCTCCTCAGGTGGCGCGTCTTCTTCGTTGGCTGGTCCGGCGTCTGCGGCGTCTACCATCTTGACGAGGTGCTCCCGGAGGCTCTTGACCCCCTCCTCATCGGCCATGGCCGCAAACTCCTCTACCAGGCCAACTGCATATGGCTCCAGAAGGCTGACGAGTTCCTTCAGGAGCTTCTGTGCTTTCTTCACGTCGGTCACGCCGAACAGGGAGTCCACGAATGCGTAGAACACCGTGTGCAGCGCGTTGTAGTTCACCTCAGCCCGGACACGTTCCATGCTCTTCTCGTCGCCACTGGCCGGCTCGAACTTGATGCCCTTGTGGCTCTTGCAGTGGGCCCGTGCCTCGCTGGTGGTCCAGGACTTCTTCGGGTAGCGGAACGCCTGGCGCTTCCACTTGCCGTCCTTCTGCTTCTGATAGATGACGTCGTACTTCTTGCCGTCATGGTTGCCCTCACCGTTCTTGCGCCTGGTCGGTGCGTCCTTGACCGGCTCCATGAGGCGACAGGCGTGCTCGTTGGGATACGGCTTGACGTCGGCCAGGGGAAGGTCCTTCACGCTGACGT